CTGTCGAGCCATATGACCCTACGGGTGTTTGCATGACGGTGTCTGGAGAGGGAGATGACTTTGGGCAGCCTCTTGGAGGATTATCTTTTGATCCAATTAATGGATTTACTGAAAATACAAGAAGTGGAGTATGCGGCTCTGGCCCAGTATTATGGCATGAAGAAACGAAGCTTTGGCAAACTACTAAGTTTGTAAATAGTCCATATTGTTGTAACGCTGGTTATCCGGCTGGCAATTGTGATGCTCAGGGCACGATTCCTGACTTCTGGGCTTATGACATTGTTAAATTTGATAGTTTTGACAGGGTTGCTGAGAGTTCAGTTGGATGCGCCAGCGGTGCTTTTTCAAGTGGAACTCAAGGTATTATCTCGCAAGTCATGCATGTACGTAACGAGTTTCCAATTGTGACCCGCGGAACAAATAGTCCTTGGATAGTATCCGCGGTAAAGCAACAACCTCACTTTACTGGTGGAACTCTTGGACCTAATGGAACTAGCATATTCTATCCACCGGGACTAGACAGGTCGTTGCAAGCCGGCGTGGGATATGGAGTTGCACATTGTGATTCTTGGGGCGGCGCTGGGGATTGCAAATGGGTAGCTGAAGTTGATTTATACAGCTGCTTTGCAAACTCAGGAACTGGCTGTTACTCTGAGCTATTTGGAGAAAGCCAAGTCTTTCTAGGGACAGCATACGTCCCTGTAGATGACCTCACAAAGCTAAGTAGGCCTACATGGGAAAGCAATGGCTGTTTCCTTACTGACTTTGGAGGCAGAACATCAGGGCCTGTCGGCTTTGGCACAACTTGTCCACGAGAAAATTGCGGATTGTATTACGGATCTGAGAGTGAAGTTGCAGCCTGTGATGACAGTGAGTGTGATACATACTACAGAAATCCTCCTTTTGAACTCGGTGAATTTGTCAGGCCTAAGACATTAAGTGCCGGCAACTTGTTATTTGATGAGGCTGTTTTAATGGCAGCTGCAGATCAAGATATAACCGATCCTATCGCTTGGGCAACAGGAAACCCTTATATATGGCAGGTTGATGGTTATGCGTTCGTCCATTCTCCGGGTAATCCAAACGCTCAGTCAGGAGTTGATTGTTACTTTGTGTATACTTTAATTGGATCAACTTGCTGGGTTAGCGGAAGCGGAGTTGGTATTCACAATACAGACTGGCGTAGAGGATACCCATTTGCTCCAGAACATGCTGTACATGTTACAGCTCAACTTAATCCTCATGCGCCCGAGGTTCGGCTCCACGATTTCCCCTCGAACACGCCTAGCGTGCAAGAGTGTGCTGCTGCTGCTTGCGAGAACGCATTCCAGAGTGGTCTTAGATACTGCAATGGAACCGGAACAGTGGTTGAAGCAAACGACCTTGTCAAGTACCCCTCGGGCACACTTGTAGATCCTTCCGCTGGTGATTGTTTATGGCTCATAACGCATGAGCCTGCATTCTACGGAACCCGTGCAAGCGGTAGCGATTGCGGATGGGAAATTAAGATTAGGGATTATTCTCAGGCCTACCCTCAAGGTCCAACTATCACTCTCAGAGGTGAAGGAACAAGTCTTCCTGCTGGCATTAGCGGCTGCGACGCATGCTAATCCGCTAGTTTTTAATTTTAATTATGCCCTTACGCGATAGTGCGTAGGGGCAGCTACTTAAGGAATCAATGTGGCAAGAAGAAGAAAAAAAGAGAATCAAGAAGCCTATAGAAAGAGAAGAAAAACTCTCAAACCAAAAACTGAAAATCAAGAAATCTATATAGAAGCGATGGAAGACTCTTCTGTCACTTTCTGCTCTGGGCCTGCTGGCTCAGGAAAAACAAGTGTTGCCGTTGGCTTAGCTTGTGAATACTTAGCTCAAGAAAAAGTAAAAAAGATTGTCATAACAAGACCTGTTGTTGAATCGGGTAGAGGACTAGGACATCTACCGGGAACATTAATAGAAAAAATTAATCCGTATCTTGTTCCTATTTTAGAAGAAATGAATATGTATCTTCTAAAAAGCAATGTAGAATTGTATAGAGATCAGGAAATAATAGAGCTTTGCCCACTAGAATATATGAGAGGGCGAAACTTTCATGATTGTTTCATGATTTTAGATGAAGCTCAAAATGCTACCTTTGAACAGATAAAAATGTTTATAACTAGAATAGGAAGAAATTCCAAAGCTGTTATAAACGGGGACTTAAAGCAGTCGGACTTAGGATTTGAGGGTGGAGGATTGCTGACTTGCATGGATGAGCTTGACGGAGTAGAGGGCGTAGCGACATGCGAGCTTGACTACTCGGACATTATTAGGAGTGATGTTGTAGCTAGAATATTAAGAAGGCTACACGGAGTTTAAACTTAGGACTAAATATGCCAGAATACAGCTATATGTGCGACAGCTGTCAGCACAAATGGAGTGTCTATTGCTCTATTAAGGAGTACAAAGAAAAGGTCCCATGCCCAGAATGCGCAAATGTGGAATCAGTCTATCGGGATTATGAAGAGGATAATATCTATGGCGCTTATAGTTACTCTGTGTCTGAAGCTAAAACTATAGGGCACTATGCTGACAAGCAGAGCAAGAAATATGGTAAAGCTAAAGTAGAAGATATGATTAGAGAGCAAAAAACAAAGAAAACCCAAGGCGGTGGAGATCTGCCGACCGGAATGAGTAGAATGAAAAAGCCACAAGAAAAAACAGTTTGGACTAAGGAATAATAATGACTATACATAGAATGGATGAGGCTGGAGATCCTAATGGGGACTCAACAGGTGTTGAAGTGTATACTGTACCATCAGCTGAGGACTTTAGGGACGACGAAGGATTTCCTAGGCTAAGTGAAGATAAGGCAGCAAGCTCTCACGCTTATGCTAAAAAGGTTACCTTTGATACAGGCAATACTAGATTCTACGCTAAAACAGGAAAGCACGGAAAGTTCTTTAATCCTGTGGGGCTTTACTCAGAGGGCAATATGTCTAGAAGGATGAAGGGGATTTCAGAATGGATCTTTAGGCCAGTAAGTGAGAAAGCCTTTCATCACTATATTAATTTTTTGAAAACAAACAATACAGCTTGGCTTAGTAATGCAGAGAGGGAAGTATAATGGGTAAACTATCTAAAGCAAAAAACCTTACTAATGTAGAAAAATTTTCTATCGACGGAATGGAACAGAATGGAATGAGTGTCGCTGACATTGCCAAGGCACTTGACAGAAGTATAGAAAAGGTATCGGAGTATATCGACACCAGAGATGTCAGTGTTAAGGCAAGGGATCTAATCAATAACAAGACTCTTAGCGGAAGAGAAGGTGTGGCTATCATGACAGAAGCAGCATCTCAAAAATCTGATGAATCTAATAAGGAAGTAGCGACACCTGAAACAACAGGAAAGTCAGACTATATCCATTACGGCTAAAGGACAAGCCATGGCAAATAGTAGGACGGAGAAGAGCCCATATCCTTCCAGATATTCTCCGGGAGGATGGGTCTCTGGCTCTCAATATATAACAGAGCTTATCTGCGAAAAGAAAGCACGCAGAGAAAACAAGGATCTTCCTAGAAAATTCTGGGAGGACAAGGACTGGGAAAAATATTTTAAATATCAGATAACCCTTGCAAGCCAACTTATTAAAAAGTTTGGAGAAGAAGCGGTTATAGCAGCATTGAAGGACAATAGATGCTGGTCTACATACTCTCTGAGATCCCCTTTTCTGATTCCTATAATTGAGGAAAAGAAAAAGGAAATATCTGATAACCGGCCAGAAGCTGAGTATAATATTAAAGACGAAGAAGACGTTACTCATAGAAGTAGCAATAACAAGAAGTCAATAATTTCTAAGTTAAGGGATTTAGATGAATAAAGACATTATCAAAGAGTATGGTAATGTCCTTCACGATCCCGCCTCAATAACAGAAAGACCCCTAGAAGTCTTATCTGTAGGCCCAAAGCTAGACATAGCTCTCGGAGGAGGCGTTCCTGAAGGTTCATTATTTATTATGACCGGCCCAGAGAAGGTCGGCAAAACAGTAACAGCTCTCACATTCTGTGCTAATGCGCAGAAGCATTATGAGAGGAAAGTATACTATGCGAACATAGAAGGAAGGCTCAAGAAGAGAGATTTGGAAGGTATAACAGACCTTACACTTGACTCGGAAAAGATGCAGATCATCGGCTCAACAGAAGGCAATATCCTATCTGCTGAAAAATACCTTAGCATTATTGACAACATTGTACACACACAGCCGGGATCTCTAGCTATCGTAGACTCATTCTCTGCACTGTCAAGTGAGTCTGAGCTTACAGGCAATTTAGAGGACGTTCAAGTTATGAGCGTTCAGAAAGTTCTTGCTAAATTTTGCAGACGAATATCTAATGTTCTTCCGATCAATAGAGTTACTGTTGTTGGGATTACGCATCTGATGGCCAATGTCAGTAGGTTTGGAAGAGGAAAAACTAAAGTTGAGAAGTCGGGAAGTGCATTGAAATATCAGGTTGACGTGAAGCTTCATGCGAGCCATTCAACACCCTTAATGCAGGGGGACACACAGATAGGCCAGACTGTACACTGGCAGATTACGACCTCAGCTATCGGACCTCCGGGGCAGAAGGTAGAAAGCCATATCAGGTACGGTAAAGGCATCTGGAAAGAAATGGAGTTGACAGATCTACTTATTGACTTTGGGCTCATTGGCAAAGCTGGGGCTTGGCTGAAACTGCCTAACGGAGAGAAGATTCAAGGGAAAGTAAACTTAGCGAAATACTTGGAAGAGAACCCTGACCAGTACGAGATATTTAGAAAAGAAGTATTTGAAATGGTAGGTATGGAATAATGAAAACAAAGTGCTCTCAAGCCTATGAATGCAAGATATTCATAGGTTCAAAAAATGAATACCTAAAGCAGCATTTTGATAGAAGTATGTTGCTGGAACATATACAAGGCTTTCAGGACAACTACCATAGCCTTATACCAGTACGAGTAACTAGTACAGAATTCGTATGTGGAAGTAAGTATCAGGAGTCAGGCTGGGAAATAGCTGTCATAAACTATCCTAAGCTAGACCTTTGTATAGAAGAAATTGAGTATTTTTGCGAACAACTAACGGAGTATCTTACAGACCGTCTAAGGCAAAAGAGAGTCACACTTATGACTCCAAGCATTAGCACTATGTATTACACTCCTTTATGTTTTCCACAGTCGGCAAGTAGTAAGGCTACCTCGCCTTAACTAAGGCTGTGCGCAGAGTTAACGAGGTGCTTAGATGAAGATACGTGATCTGAATAACGATATTCACAAATGGAATCTGCAGGGGTATGTTGTTCGTGCAAATGAACAGCGTCCCCGATCTAAGTTGCATCTTGCTGCAAGAAACATATTAATAGAAATGTTTCCTACTGTTCAGATATTAGAAGAAGTTTTAATCCCAATAACTCGCAACGAAAGAGGTTATCTAGACTTCTACATCAACACGCTTAAGCTTGCTGTAGAGGTTCATGGGCAGCAACATTACAAATTTAATTCGCTATTTCATACGTCTGCCCAAGATTTTGCAAATCAAAGAAAAAAAGACCGGCGAAAGCAGGAGTGGTGTGAGTATAATAATATAACGTATCTTGAGTTACCTTATAATGAAAGCATTGAGGAATGGAAAACGCGAATAGTCCAAAGGAACGACTAGAGCAAGTAGACAAAGTCTTAGACGAATATGAGTCAGGACTTGGGCTTGTAGGGTATGCCGGAGACTTTCACGACCAGTCTGTGAAATCATACATGAAGATGGAGCGTAGGCAGATGGAAAAGCTTACGGTGGAAGAGTGTGCTGAGGCAGCACTACTTCTGGGTGGATTCTCGTTCTATCTTCAGAGGTCTTACAACAGAGAGATCGCTAGAGTCAACTGGGCATCATCAAACCTGAAAAAGATGATCGCCGGAAAAGAACGGCAATACAGCGGATCATGGGATAGTCAATATTATCAAGCAGTAAAAGAAGATAGCTACGCAATCAAACTAGAAAGCATAAAAACATACGCTCAACAAAGAGCTGATAGACTTACTTACCTAGCAAGTTCTATTAAAAACCTAAGTGACCTATATATAAACTTACAGAGAGCAAAGATAAACAAACATGGTTGATAAAAAAGAATTGCTTAAGCTTCTTTCTGAGCTTTCTCCCGAGGAGCTTGAGTCCATAATGCCTAAGAAAAAACGTAGGAGAGGTAAGGGCAAAAGGAAAAAGAACAGAAATAAAAATAAGCCTACTACGTCTGAAGAAAATAAATTCGACGATATGTTATCTAGTATACGTTTTACAGACGAGGAGAAAAGAGAGCTCGAAGAGGCTAGTAAGGTAGATAAAGAAGCTGACCAAACAAAGCCGATTTCCGCCCGTCCTCCTGCATCTACAGTAGAAGTTACTTGCTGTGTCTGTAATAAAAAGTTTATGGTGTCTCCATCTGTAGTGTTTTCTGTAGACAGATGGAAATGTAACTCTTGCATAACCGGGAGATAATATGCTTAACGACTTACCAGCAGAGAGAGCTGTCCTTGCAGGAATTTACCGATATGGGGCAGAAACATATTATGATGTTGCGGACATAATAGATGAGTCTTCTTTTACAGATGAATCAAATGCTGTAATATTTTCTTGCATGAAGCATGTCTTAGAGACAGACGACACTGTCTCTCTGGATATCCCGACAATGCTTTCCGCAGCAAAGGAAATGGGTCTAGAAACGTTCTTCAATACTCAAGAAGTTCAGCACTTATCTTCTATTACCAAGTATCCAGTCTTAGCAACTAATGTCAGAAAGTTCGCTGCTAAAGTCAAGAAGCTTGAAATAGCAAGAATGATGTATGACCAGCTTGAGCTTACAAAGGAGAAGTATCTCGAAATAAAAGGCGATGAGCCTATTGCAAAAATACTTGGGTTGGCTGAAGACTCTATTATGGAAGTTACGGGAATGGTCTCAGGGACAGATGAAGCGCCAACACAAATGTTCGACAACATTGTTGAATATTTAGAAGAGCTGTCTGAAGAGCCTGTTGACCAGATAGGCATTTCCACTGGATTTCCAAGATATGACTTTGCTATTGGTGGAGGGCTCAGGAGAGGTACAGTTAATGTCATTGGAGCTCGACCCAAGACCGGCAAGACACTGCTGGCAGACAATATGGGAGTGCACATAGCTAAGCAGGGTGTCCCTGTGTTAAATCTTGATACAGAAATGAGAAAAGAAGATCATCAACATAGGTTAATGGCTATGCTGACAGATGTTCCTATTAGCGAAATAGAAACAGGTTCTTTTTCTCGAAGCCCTATAGCTAAGAGAAAAGTAGAGGAAGCAGCAAAAGAAATAACAGATATACCTTACTACTACAAATCCATTGGTGGCTGCTCGTTTGAAGAACAACTGTCAATTATAAGAAGATGGCTGAATAGGGTTGTAGGCCTTAATGATAAAGGCAAAGCTAATGATTGTGTAATTATATACGACTATCTGAAACTTATGGACTCCGCTGAGATTAAAGGAGATATGAAAGAATTTCAGGTTCTTGGCTTTATGATGACAGCTCTCCATAATCTATCATTAAAATATGAGATACCTATACTTTCCTTTGTACAATTAAACAGAGACGGTATAAACAAAGAGTCAACAGACACTGCTTCTGGTTCAGATAGAATTATTTGGCTATGCTCTAACTTCACAATATATAAGAGCAAGTCAGACGAAGAAGTAGCCAAGGACGGTTTGGAGAACGGAAACAGGAAGCTTGTTCCCGTAATTGCTAGACATGGACAAGGGCTTGAAGACAGAGATTATATTAACATAATGCTTAAAGGAAACTGCGGTAAGATAACAGAAGGCAAGACTGCTTTTGAGCTTGATAGTGCCGTAAGTGCTGTAGAAGAAGGTGATTTCTTTGATGAACCAGAAGACGACATCCCGTTCAAGTAGTGGATATGACTACTCTAAGATTAATGCTCTTTGCAAATATGCAATGCAATATCTAGATGAGATATATTCATACTTTGGTATATCTGCTGCTTATAAAAATGAGATACTAGTTAAGTCTGTCTGTCCTATACACGGAGGAGACAACGACACCGCCCTCAATATGTACTACAATGGTGATTACAAAGTGCATTACAAATGCAGGACTCATCAGTGCGAGGAGATTTTTGGCAACGGATTTATAGGCTTCATAAAAGGATGCATATCTAGAACCAAATATGGATGGGAAAAAGAAGGCGACAAGGAAGCAACATTTAAAGAGGCTGTTAATTTTTTAACAAGTTTCTTAAAGCAGGACTTAAGCAAGTTTGAGTCATCTAGTAAAAGCGTAGAGAAGATGAAGTTTGGAGCAATGGTTAATGCTATTTCTTCAGATGCTCCAAAAAAGAGTGGAATAACGAGAGAACTATATCGCTCTAGAGTCCAAGTTCCGTGTGATTATTATGTCAAGAGAGGATTCTCAGCACAAGTGCTTGATGAGTATGATGTGGGTTATTGTAACAACCCGAACAAGCCCATGTTTGGGAGAGCGGTGGTTCCTATATACGACAACAATCATGAGTTTATAGTAGGCTGTACCGGCAGAAGCGTGTTTGAGAAGTGTCCAAAGTGTTCAGGGTATCACGACCCTAACAAAAAGTGCCATCATTCTCCAAAATGGCTTCATAGCAAAGGCTTTCAAAAGCAAAAGTGGCTGTATAATTATTGGACGGCTAAGGAGCACATATCGAAGACTGGTGTTGCGATTCTCGTTGAGTCTCCCGGAAATGTTTGGAGGCTTGCCGAAGCCGGTATAAGGAATGTAGTTGCTATTTTTGGCACAGCATTCAACAACGATCAAAAGAATTTATTAGATGAGTCTGGAGCCCTATCTTTAATATGCCTTATGGACAATGACGAGGCTGGAAAGAAGGCAGCTAAGAAGATTGAAGAACAATGCTCTAGGCTCTACAGAATATACTTCCCTAGCTTTGATGCTTCGGATATCGCAGAACTTAATGTTGACAAGGTTACGTCTGACATTAAGCCTTTTATTGAAAACGCTATGAACATTTATAAGGAGATCTAAATGACTTATAGAGAAAGTGCTATCGAGTTTTTATGGAGAAGTGCACTCACTGACCAATCAAAGGCACTCGCATCGTTGCAGCTTCTGCTGGATCATGGTGCAGGTATTGGTGATCACTCAACAGAAGACCTACACTCAAACCTTGAAGATGCATTGTCCACCCTTGCTGACGCTGAAGACAGACTTGAGACTTTAAACAAGTACTTCCGTCCACCAGAGGGCGAAGAGCAACCGTCAGAGGAGGTGTAGGAATGACTGAGATTCTAGGCTTTGCCGGCAAGAAACAAAGCGGCAAAAATACTTTATGCAATTATATAGTAGCTATGAAGCTGGCTGAGCTTGGGATATGCTCTGAGTCTAGGTTATCAATCTCCGGAGATATCGAAATTACAGATGTGTTCGGAGAAAAGAAGAAAGGCGTAGACTGGATTCCATTTTCTCAAGAAAATATGAATGTCGAACTGCTGAAGGCGGAACATCTAGACAAGTATGTAAAAATCTACGGACTTGCAGATACATTAAAAGATATGTGTGTTAACATCTTAGGCCTGTCCTACGATCAAGCATATGGTACAGATGAAGACAAAAATTCAGTATCGACTATCAGATGGGAAGACATTCCGACTTGGGAGAATAGTAGCCTAAACAAAAACAGAGGACTCATGACAGCTAGAGAAGTTCTCCAATATGTGGGGACTGATATATTTAGAAAGCTAGATCCAGACGTGTGGATAAAAAGCCTACTAAGAAAGATAGAGAAAGACTCTCCTGAGCTTGCTCTTATATGCGATGTCAGGTTTGAGAACGAAGTCTTGCGCCTCAAAGATGCTGGAGCTACTATAGTTGGTCTCACAAAAGACAAGTTCAAGGGTAAGGATGCACACTCTAGTGAGGCGTCAGTACAAGATGCTCTTGATAATTGCTCCTTTCTTATTGAAAATGAAAGTATGACAATCCAACAACAATGTCTCAAACTTTATGAGATACTGTCTGACAGAACCAACCTCCTTCCAAAGGTCTTATAAATGTCAATACCTATAGTCTACTTTAGAAGTAGCTCTTTTAATTCACATCGCATGTGCCCTATGCAATACTATCACGAATATGTATTGGGGTGGAGAGGTACGTCTGGAAAGAAAGCTGACAAAGGAACCATTGTCCATAAAGTTTTGGAAATTTGTGCACTTGCTAAGAAGGCATCTCAAGAAGGCGATGATATATTTGTAGACTCAGAAATTGGCGAAATAGAGACAGAAAATTATGATCCTGATTATCTAGACTCAATAATAGAGCGAGTATACGAATATTATACCTCCAGAATAAAGCATCACAAGTGGCTGCCTAGCGATAAGAAACATTGCCGTGCTTGGGTCTGGAAAATTTTTAATGACGACGACGGATTCTTTGACCCCAAGAACAGGACAGTTGTAGAAGCAGAGCCACACTTTGATTTTGAGATAGATGAAGAATGGGCAAAATATACGCACACTCTAGATGATGGCACGGTCTTAGAAGGCCAGCTGGCATTAAAAGGGACAATAGACCTTATAACAGACGTGGGAGATGGAGTCTATGAAATAATAGACTGGAAGACTGGCCGCAGGCTTGACTGGGCTACAGGAAAAGAGAAGACAATGGCAAAGCTGCAGAAAGATCCGCAACTAAGGATGTATCATCTAGCATGCAAAAAGCTCTATCCAGATGTAGAAACATTCTTAGTAACTATTCACTTTATGAATGATGGTGGTCCCTTTACACTTCATTTTCAAGATAGTGACATACCTGAGACATTGGAGATGATAAGAGCAAAATTTGAGACAATCAAAGATACTGACTTCCCTCAGCAAGTAAGGTCATGGAAGTGTAGTAAGCTTTGTTCTGCAGGAAAAACAACATACGAAGGAACAGATGTCAAGGTCATGGGCAACATGTTTGGAGCTCCGCTAACAAAATGCGAGCAGACAGCAGCTATGATAAAAGAGAATGGAATAGAATGGGTGACAAGTAACTGTATGTCACCAGACCATGAGATAGGCAAGTATAAAGCTCCCGGAGAAGTGTGATGTACTCAACAGAACTTAGTCGAGGAAGAAAGCTGTTAATACCTAAAGACAATGTACAGGCAGAAGAGTTCATTCAGAATGAAGCAGTACTCTTTATGTCTTGTGTTAATACTTATATTAGAGAGCTATTAGAGTGGATAAAAGCTTCTGACTTTGAAGTCACTGGCATAACTGATCATGGAGAAGTGTATCTAAGAGAAGAAGATGAGGGTTTCTTTATTGGTCCAAGCGGAGGGTTTTTCAGACCAATAACGAAAAGAAAGAATGGAGAGCCATTTGCGAAGCCAAAGTGGAGCGACACACAGCTAAAGGCGATGTTTTCTCATGTATTTAATGAGACGGATACTCATGACTCTTGCGCGTCTTGGAAGCTAAACATTATTGCCAATGGTGCTAATAAGATAAAGTCCTCTATAAAGAGATTCAAGAAGAGGGGTGCCTCGTATAATGATTATATTAGAGAGATGAAACCACCTGTTGTAAGCAACCCTACTATCTGTCACAAGAAAGCTTTAGCAAAAATTAAAGATAATGTGTTAGTAATAAAAGGAGCTAACAAACAGGAGGTCAAAATAACAGACTTTTTTATACCCTACAAAGAGTATACAGAGGTGCATAAAAAGACATTTGGAGGAAACTTAGTTTTATCAAAAAAGAAAAATAGCAAGCATAATGAATACACCATAATGATCAAGTGCAAAAAGCATTTCTATTCTCCTTTAGGATGGATAGGTATGGATATAAATAAGTACAACCCTGAGTGGCTTGCTATAGCAGAAGATGCCAAAGATGGTTTCTACAACATACTTCCTAAGCCTGATAATATTGATAAGATAGAAAAGATTAGAGATGACATAGACAAGATGATCGACAACAAGGAAAGGTCATCAGGATCGACTAAGAGAAGAGCAAGATTAAGAAAAGCAAAAGATAGGGCTGTATCAGCGTATAGAAGAGAAATCAAAAAGTTTTTACTCCCGATGTTAGACTTCATACAATTATGTCGATTCGGACTTTGCTTAGACGGTGTTGCTACAAAAGGAAGAAGCTTTGGTCAGCAAGAAATAAATTCCATACTTGAGAAGGAATGCATAAGGAGAAACATTCCCTTTGCTATGACAAATCCTAGGATGACTACTAGGTCTTGTTATTATTGCGAAGAGAATAACCCTAGGCCTAAAACCTCTGGGCCAGATGCGGGAGTCTACATTTGTGGAAACCCTCTTTGCCCTAAGTTTGAGTCTAGGGAAATTCCTCATGTAAATGCCGCTAGAAACATAGCAAGGCAGGGTAAGAAACGCTTTCTAGAGTCGGCGGTAGAAGAGGGTATAGCTAGCCCTACTTAAGGCTCTACGATAAGATAAATAGCTACTAGCTTTTCTACTGTCGGGCATATAGTTAAGTGGGCGACCAGCTTATACTGAGGCAGTACGTACTAATAAATGGCCGCTTTTAAAAGGATATGTAATGATAAAGCTAGACTTCACAGACGAGATGGTAAAAAGAGCTAGAGAGAAAGCTCAGTCTCTCGGCGCTATAAATAACTCAATACTTAAGGGTGGTGGGAATGTTGCCGGATACCTTGGAGAAGAGGCACTTGCTCCGTTTATCGGTGCTGAAATAGTCAGTAACAATAGAGGTCTTGAAAAATATAATCACGACCTGCTTCTACAAGATGGTCACAGGATAGAAGTTAAAACAAAAAGAAGGACTGTCGCTCCAAAGCCTTACTATGACGTATCTGTTGCTAAGACAAGCAAGCACCAACAGCCAGACATATACGCTTTTATTAGTATAGAATTTCAAAGGGCTAGTTCAGGACACCCTAAACAATATTTTGGGCTAAAGAACATCTGGTTATGTGGATTTATGGGTGCGCATGACTATTGGGATATGGCAAAGCTGTGGAAAAGTGGACAAATTGACAAAAGAAATAACTTCAAAACTCATGTTGACATGTATAATTTAGAGATAGCGGACTTACATAAAGACTTGTCAGGAATACTTGTATGAAATACGTACCTTTACATGTACATAGCGAATACTCATTACTAGACGGCTTATCGAAAACATCAGATATTTACAGTCGTCTAGAACAAATAGAAACAGATGCATGTGCTCTAACCGATCATGGAAGCGTGAGCGGTGCTGTTGATTTTCATAAGACTATATCCAAGGGGTACAAGCCCATTCTTGGGTGCGAGCTGTACCTCTCTACTGAGAGTGCAAAAATAAAAGAGCCTGCCAACTCTAAGCTTATGCATCAAGTCGTCCTTGCTAAAGACATAGAGGGATGGAAAAAACTCCTAGCTCTGGTCTCTGAATGTAACAGGCCAGACAACTTCTATCACAAGCCTAGAATAGGTCTTGATGAGTTCTTACAAGCTTGCGCATCTGATTACTCTTTAGTATCTTTTAGTGGACACCTAGGGTCTAGACTTGGAAATCTATGCCTTAACAATCCCGACTGGAGAAGGGATGCTGCAAGAGAGGCAGAGAGGATGCAGGAATCTTTTGGAAAAGGCAACTTCTTCATAGAGATTCAACTTATAGACTCGTTGATAAACAAAGAGGCAAAAGAGGTCGCAGAGAAGCTAAGGGAGATATCCAATATAACTAGGATACCTACTGTCGCTACTCCCGATGCACATTATTGCAGAAAGGAAGACGCTCACGACCAAAGAGTCCTTTTGTGCACAGCGCTTAGGAAGAGCATAGGTGAAATACAGAAGGAAATAAAGCAGGGCAAGTCAGCTGCTATGGGAACCTTTTTCAAGTCTGATAACTATCATATTCCCACATATGAAGAAATGAAAGAGTTCCACACAGACGAAGAATTAGACAATACTCTAGCTATAGCGGACATGTGTTCTAACTATGAAATATTAGGACCTCCTAACCCTCCTGAATTTAAATGCCCCAACGGAATGTCACCTAATGACTATCTCCGAATGTTATGTAGGGATGGGTGGCGTAAGAAAATGGGTCATGTGACAAAGGGCGATGAGCTTTTCTTAGGCTATGGTCAACGAGTAGATAAAGAAATAGATATTTTTACCGAGACCAATCTTTCTAGTTACTTCCTGATAGTGCGAGATATTATTAAGGAGGCTACAAAAAGAGGCTATCTAACAGGGCCCGGAAGAGGAAGCGCAGCAGGCTGCATGGTATCGTACCTCATGGACATAACACAGATAGACCCGTTAAGATACGATCTTATTTTTGAGAGGTTTTACAATGCTGGACGTAACGCCGGAGGGAGAGTATCAATGCCTGATATTGATATTGATGTTCCGAAGCAGTCTAGATCAGAGATAATCGAATATATCAAAGAGCAATATGGCAAAGACAATGTAGCTCAGATCATTACATTTCAGACACTCAAAGGAAGGGCTGCTCTAAAAAGAGTAATGGCAGCAAGAGGCAATATAAGCTTTGACGAGCAGAACGCTATTACCTCTCATATTATTGATGAAGCTAAGATCTCCGACGAGTTACAAGACATGAGAGATGAACTTGGAACTGCCTCGGTTATATCTTGGGCTTTAGAGAATAAGTCTGACAGCCTAAGAGAGTGGTGCGAGGTCGGTGAAGACGGGTCTTTAAATGGTAAGCTCTCTAAAATATTTGAACAAGCGATACGCCTTGAAGGCACTAAAATCATTCAGTCTAAGCATGCTGCTGGCGTTGTAGTCTCTCCTCAAAAAATATATGATGTATGCCCTATGGTTATAGAT